AGATATCGTGATAGTGTAGAGTTTGCACCAACAGGTGATTGGCCAAGAGCACTACCAATTGCATCTGTTACTGTACCAAAGATTGCATTTGGTAAATTCAATAAATTTTCAATGATGTTGTTTGGCACAAAATCTGAGATGTATTTTGGTAATGGAATAACAACTTCAAATCTGGATGGTTTTGCAGGACCATCCTTTGACTTCATATGAGACAAAAATAAATTTGGAGAGAATGACATTAGAATTTTTTCCTTGAATCTGCGTAAACTTTACTAGTAGAGGCACCAACAAATGTTTCAACTGGTAACATTGCGGCAATGTCCCATTCATCTGCGGAGATTTCTAAAAATCTTGATTGTATATGTGTAAACAAATATCTTTTAATGCATGGTGTCGCCTCAAATGCTCTTGATGCACCTGCAAGATAACTATAACTCACTCTTAATTTTGTCTTTGAATCAAACTTAGAATTTGTTGCAGTTTCACTTAATTTATCTAAAAGAATCAATCTTTGTTTTGGATGAATGTAATGTAAATTCAAACCCAAAAAACCATCTGGATAAGACTCAATAGGAATCACAAGTGGAAATCTATCATAGTATGGTAAAGTATCTTTTGTCTTTGGATCATAAAAGTAAAAGTACATTTTACCGATTGTTGAATTTGATTTCAATCTATCTCTGTCTGCCATCAATGCTCTTGATGTGGGAGTCAATTCTTTCACTTTGGCACGAAGCCAGTTTCTTGCATTATTCGTGCCGGTTGAGTAGCCTTCTTTTGCAAGAGATTGTTTAATTCTGTCGATTAGTTTTGCCATTATCTATTTATCTCAAATGCCTATGTCTTTTTCAGTTAGCACTTTGAATTGCCAACCATGTTCTTTACAAAATAAGTCTGCAGCCCGCCACTTTTCTTGATTGACTGCATAAGTTGCCGCCTCTTGTAAGTATCGTTTCGTCTTTCTTTTTTGCACAGGTTTTACTGTTTGTTTCTGCGGTTTTATCTCAATGACAACAGTAGATTCTGTGCCATTCTTTTGTTTCAATCTGACAATAAAATCTGGAAAGTATCTGTGCATTTTTTGGTCGATAGGTGATTTATATCTGATAATGAGCTCTTCGGATGCCCACCAGATAACACTTGGATTCTCATCTAACCATTTCATCACCCTAAGTTCCCATGAGGAACGGTAAACGACATTCTCTGAATCGCCTTTGTATTTGCTTCGATGTTTTGGTGTAAACCACCCTTTATATGACATAAATAATCTCCATATGTATGATAAATATATCTAGTTAACCTATAGGACAATAAATGGCGGGATTATTAAGCTTTCTTTCAGACATTGGTGTTAAAGCTGGTGGTCAGCCTACAGCAATTGGACCACTATCATCATTAACGAAAGGTCTATTTGGATTATCAAACTTGAGATATCCATCTGATTTATCTGCTTCAGATAAAAATCACTATATGACTATTACCATTTATGAACAAAGAAATACACAATTCGTAAATGATCCCGCTTTAGATTCAAGTGGAAAACAAGCATTAGCAGGTGTGTTTGGAACTGATGCTAGTTCTGCGGCCGTTAGAGCTGCTGCAGGAGAAGCCGGTCAAGCGCTTGTTGGTATAGTCAATAAAACATTAGATTTTGCTGTCGAGGGCGCAAAATTTATTGGTATTAATAAAGAATCGGTAGATAAAGTTGGAGCTGCTAGTAAAACTTTAACTGGATATGCTGAAGAGACATTTGCCAAAGCTGGAAATCCAATGGGTCTTCGAGCAACAGGAAAAATAACTACAACAATCTCACTTTATATGCCAGACACTTTGGTGTTTGACCACCATCAAGGGTATTCAGATGTTGGTATGGGTGGAGAATTATTAACAGGTCTTGCCGCTGGTGGAAAAGCAATTGCTGACATTGTTAATGGTTCTTCGGATGATAAATTTAAACAAGCAGTAACAAATCTTAGTCCATTCGCTTTAAGTATTCTTGCAAATAAAGGTGGTAATTTTACAAAAACTTTGTTTACCGCAGCGACTGGTGTTGTACAAAATCCAATGTTGGAGATGATATACACAACACCATCATTCAGAACATTTAGATTTGATTTTCAATTCTATCCAAGGTCACAAAAAGAATCTGAAGAAGTTCAAAACATTATAAGAGAATTAAGATTTCATCAAGCACCAGAAGGTTTAGTTGCATCAAATGGATTCTTCATGGTTCCACCATCTGAGTTTGGTATTAATTTTTATTATAATGGTGTTGAAAATCCAAATATTCCAAAACTAGGTATTTGTGTTTTAGAAACATTGACTGTTGATTATGCACCAAGTGGTTTCTCTGCATATGAAGTTCCTGGTCAAATAACACCACAAAGAGGTGGCACCGGCATGCCAGTTGCAATTAGAGTATCATTACAATTCAAAGAGACTGAAATTAGAACAAAAGCTTCTTATGATAAAGAAGATGGTTTGAATCGTGGTAAAGCTCGTAGTATGAGTCAAGAAGAACTTAATAACATGGACATTGGTTTTGGTCCAGGTAAATTTACACCAGATAATTAAGAATACAAATGTCAAAATATTTTAATTTTTTCCCTCAAACTCTCTATACAGTTGATACAATAACTGGTGATGTTGTTAAGAATTTAACGGCAAGATTTTCATTTGAAGAAAATTTTAAAAACAATACTGCTGTGTGTTATGAATATGATGTGCAAGATAGTGACACACCAGAAATTATTGCTTCAAAATTTTATGATGATCCGGAAAGACATTGGATAGTTTTAATGTTCAACGACATTACCGATCCACAATTTGATTGGCCTATGGATTACAGAACACTTATTTCTTTTATTGATGAGAAGTATAAAAGTGAAGCGAATGTAGGGCAGTCTGGTTCAAGTTGGGCACAGTCACATGTACATGCATATTATAAAGTTGAAACAAAAACTACATTAAACACAAATACGATTGTTGTTAATAAATTTGAAGTCGATTCGAACACCTATTCAACAATCGCTATCACGAATAATGATGTGTTATTAACAAGTGGCAGTACAATTAGAATTCAAATTTCAAAAGAAACACAATCACATTATGATTATGAGATGGAATTAAATGAATCAAAGAGAAAAATAAAACTCTTAAAACCAGAATTTGTTTCATCAATTGAAGAAGAATTTAGAAGAGTTATTGCATAATGGCAGTCGTTAATATAAAACAGACAACGCAATTTAGGATTAAAAAATTAGCCCTAAATTCAAAATATGGAATTATAGATTTAAGTGCTATCTATGAAGAGATAAACATCTTTGATAGTATTTTAAATCCGTGTATGTCTGGTAATATTGTAATCAGAGATGGTATTGGACTAGCAAAAAAATTAGTATTTGATGGTAGTGAATTTTTGGATATTAGCATATCTAAAGACAATGAAGCAAGCACCAATCAAGGCACTAATATAACAAAAACTTTTAGAATATTTAAATTGACCAATAGGTCAAATGTAAATCAAAATTCAGAACTTTATATTTTACATTTCGCTTCAGAAGAATTAATTTATTCGGAACAACAAAAAGTCAATCAAGCATATAATGGCATGTATTCAGACATTGCAACTTCTGTACTTAAAGATTATTTAAAAGTGCCGACTAACAAAATAGCAGTGATTGAAAAAACAAAAGGTATTCATAGTTCTGTGGTACCTTTATTGTCGCCACTTGATACTATGAATTGGTTAGCAAAAAGGTCTATTAGTGATAACAACTTAGCAGATTTTTTATTTTTTGAAAATCAATATGGCTTTAATTTTGTATCTTTAAATAAACTATTTTCTATAAAACCACTATTTGCAATTAATTTTGCACCAAAAAATATTTCAGATAATGTTGCTGGTGAGTTTTTTGGTGTAAGAGATTATAATATTAGTACCTCTTTTGATATTTTAGAAAATACAAGAAATGGTTTCTATTCAAATAGATTTATTGGTTTTGATGTGTTAACTAGAACTCTTGTTGAATCAGATTTAGGAATTACGAATCATTATAGTGGAACACACTTGAATGAGAAACCAAATGTTTTTGTATCAAAGAATAGAGAAGGCAAGGATGCAGGATTAATGCCATTTTCAAAAGTCGCTTTATATCCATTTCAGTTGTATAGAAACTCTCAAACTTATGTGAAGGGTAATGACACTGCTAAATCCCTATTGATTGATGATACACACAAATATATTCCACAAAGAAAAGCAATACTACATAATTTATTACAAAGAAAGATGACTGTTGCATTGCCTGGAAATTTTGCTATAACTTCTGGTTTTGTTTTGGATGTTCAAGCGCCATCGTTTGCAACAAAAACCGATGTTACTGAAAAATTTGATAAATCAATATCAGGTAAATATTTAATTGTTGCCACTAGACATGTTATTAGTTCACAGAAACACGAAACCTTTTGTGAATTAGCGACAGACTCTACAAATAATGGAGTTATCTCTGCAACAAACGGTGCATTACAACAGTCTAAATACAGATAATGGAAAATACAAATTTCGCCGGAAAAGACGGATTCATCTGGTGGGTTGGCGCAATTGAAAACAGAGCCGATCCATTAGGAATAGGAAGATGCCAAGTGAGAATATTTGGTTGGCACAATACAAACAAATTGAAAGTACCTAAAGAAGATTTACCATGGGCGCATCCAATGTATCCACTTAATTCAACAAGAATGTTTTCTGCACCACAATTAGGAGAGTGGGTTGTTGGTTTCTTTTTGGATGGAGAAAATGCACAACAACCTGTAATGATGGGTATGATACCAGGAATGAAAGTGACATGAGCAAGCAATTACAAAATTTACATACACTAACAGCAAAAGCAACTATAGCCCATAAACAATATCTTGCTGGCATGATAACAAAAGAAGAATTCATAAAAAAAATAGATGACCTTGATTGCCATTGTCAT